AGTGCGCTTTCTCTGCGTTCCGCTGTGCTTAGGAAGTTTTCTCTTGCACCGAGGTCGGCACGGAATGCCAAATTATGTCCAAGGAATGCCATAAGTTCAATTAAACTTGTAAATTCGCTCGAAGTAATCCAGTCATTGAAATTTTCTGGGTAGTTTGTGTTAATATAATCTACCATCGCATTTCTGATAGTATCAAAATCATACGCTTGTAAGTTTGCTTGAGCAAAACTTTCGTATACTACACTAAAATCTTCCGCAGCAAATAAACTGCTTTGTCTTGCGCCCTGTGCCATTACTGTATCTCACCTACGTATGTTAAAAATAATTGTTCCGCTGTCCCAGTATCATCATAATATACTTGCACACGGACATTGATCGTATGATCATCGGGTTTTTCTAGTCGCATATCTTCAAAAACCCATCTAGGATCGCTGTTGATGATTCGCTTTACTTCTTCAAGCACTAAATTTGTTGTATAATTATCCAATGGTTCAAAAATCAAATCCCAGATAATGCAACCAAAATTGGGATTCATTACACGCTCGCCTTTGCGGGTGTAGAAATGATTTAATAAATCACGTATAGCAAGTTGCTTGTCCACTAGGACTGCATTGCCAGAAGTAATATCAATAGTGCTGTAACCGATGTATGTTGCCATACAAATATTTATCGCTTAATTAACTACTATGTTTTATATTTTAATACTAGCAGATATAATATCACCTGCAATCAGTTCTTTAGTAATAGTAAGTATATTTCCATTTACTGTATAATCAAACAAGTGCTGAATAATGTCAATATTAACTTTTACTTGTAATTTTTCAACAGGATCCATACTAACCGGTTTACTTAAAGTAAAGGTAGTTACTGTACCGTTTGCTATAAATGTTTGCGATGATGTTGTTTCATTATATCGTTTAGCTATATCACGTTTCATGCTATCTGGCGTAAGTGGTAAAAAGTCTAATGTCTCTGCATAATATGCAAATCGTGCTTGTCTAAGTTCATCATTGTTTAACAAACCGATTTGATTATTTGCTCTCATTTTATAGATACCGTTTGTTCTTAACCAAGTGCGTGATTTAGATGTGCTATAATCTGCTAATCTTAATACTGTGGCGGCACGAATGCAATGTTGTTTATAAACAGTACTACGCATTATCATACTTGCAAGTTTACTCCAGTTTTTACTAAGAATAGCTTCTTTAGTATCATATATACCCTCGCTTGCGGTTACTGTTAATATTGTACCAGTAACCCAATAATACAACATTAGTCCATCATAAACTGATTGGGAAATAGAAGTAACACCTGCTGGTGTTTTAGATGTACCTAATGATATTAGTTGCTTTTTTAAAGTACGCTGTGTAGATTGAAATAGCTGAATCCAAATATCATATGATTCTTGTTCGGTTATGCCTCTATCTAAAGTTGATTTTACACCATAGCCGGTATTATTATAACCAGTGTATGCATTTAGATTTAAGGCAATTAATATAAGAGAATCAGATGCATAAACATTATTAATATCAATTTCAGTTGTATAAAGATCATTATCTCTTATAGTATAATCTGTCCAGGTAGTATTAAAATATGTAGGTATTGCTGTTAACATTATCATTACTGTGGTCCTCTTGGAGTAAATCCGGTATTACTAGGAGCCGCTGACCCTTGCCCTGTAATACCAGTATTTGGAGTACTCCCAGTAGCAGCGCCCTGGCCACTGGATCCGGTGGGCTTTGACAAATCATAGTCTTTTGCAGTTGTTGAACTAGAGCTTGGTGCTTGTGCAGGCACGATAGTATCGCCGTCGCTATGTCCACCCCACGGTTCATGTTCTGGAACTCTTCCGGCGGTACTTTCTTTAACACCTCTATTAACTGTAATATTTTTGGGTGTAGTTTTACTTGCCGTTGCAGCTGGTGGGCCGTTTAGATCAATCATATTTCCAGATGTTAATCTAATTCCACCAGTTGCTTTTTGGTGAATATCTAGATTTGTAAACAAACGTAATTCTTTATTGCTATACAAATCAATGCCGCCTGTTCCTGTTTCTAATTTGATACCGTCGCTACCTCTACTTTTAATATTAACACCATCGGCGTCTAAGTTAAAGTCACCGCCCACATGCAAATTAAAATCTGTTTCGGCGTGCATACTAACGCTACCCTGTGCATAGATATCTACATTACCAGCAGCATCCATTTGTATCCAACTGCTTCCGTTTTGATTAATTAAGTAAACAATACCTGCACTATCATTGATTAAGAATTGAGCGCCGCTGCCACTACGTATTCTAATTAGATTGCTTTTACCAGCTTCACGTGATTTGTCAGGAGCAATAGACGAACCTTCTTTAACAGGTAACGTACCGTCATCCATAACAATGCCGTGACCACCAGGAGTTAAGAAACCTGCCACATTGCTTGGACTTTCACGTCGACCACCACTACTACCGGGGCCACGCACTGCATCATAACCAATACCCTGTACAGCGTGTGCGTTTGCAACAGGGTGTCTCGCTTTGTCTGAACTTCTAGTGGAAGAATCAAATGTCGGGCCGATAGCATCCTCGCCTGCAATTTGTCCGGACGGTAATCCCGGAACTGATGCGTTTCTATTAGAGTCTGGTAAAACACCCAGTAAAAACCCTGTTTGATCAGTACCAGTAAATGCTACTAACACTTCTGTGCCAGGAGTGGGTGGTGGAAACGATGCTCCGTAATTGTTTCCGTAATTTGATCCTTGTATACTACCACCAAATGGACTAGGGCGTCTTACCTTAAACGTTGATTTTCTTCCTTCTTCAGTACTTGTATCTACAATTGATTGTTGACCAACAACTTCGACATAAATCGAACCATCGTAATCATTATCTACATTTTCTATAACCCTAGCAATATAGTTGCCCTGAACCATATTAAATGATCCAATGCTGTTTTTAATATATCTGTCAGGTATACCAACAGACGTGTTGTTTAAACCACTATATTTTGCGTTTCGTTCAATTGGCATTTATTTTATCCTATCCTGTCATTATATCATATAACCATTGCGGTGCACCGGTAGATGATTCACCATTGCCCCAATATGTATAACTGTTCACGTCTGGTGAATTTGGATTTCCAACAGCGATATCATAGTGTCCTGTATTACCACCCATATACCATTGATCCTGCGGTGCGCTTGTATCTGCCCATCCAACACTTGGGGTGTATCCTTGTTGTCTTGCTAGTGCAACATAATTTTGTGTAAAGGTTATAATGATATCACGATCTGCTGGATTACTAGCACTTAATACCCTACCGTTAACTACTAACTGTGTATCACTTGCATCACCGTGCTGGTGTCTACCGCTAGCATCTGGATCTGGCGGTCTTACTCCACTGATGGTCCTGACAGCAACTCCAGATGCAGCAGCAGCATCTTCTAATATAGATACAAGATCAGGATGCAAATCTGCATCTAAGTCATTACTTGAAGTTGTATTATTTCCTACCGCCCCGCCGGTGCCGTTATCAGATCCTGCATTGTTTGGATCTGTGACTTCGGGATTATTGTTTGTTTGGTTTTGTCTATCCCTATTTGTATTTCCGGGACCCGAACCACTAGGTAATTCTAGTGCATACCCAGCTAGTAAACTTTCGTAACCTATTTCTGATTCTGTATTTGTATCTCTCGAACTTGTTAATGTCATAGTAAACAATCCGTTTTGATAAACTGCCTCACAAGAAAACACACGATATACACCAGATACCATAAAATTTCGTCTATTTGACGGCAATCCTGTTGTTTCTTCGGGATATGTGGGGAATTCTGCATTAAAGAAATACATAATACCACCACGTTCGTAGTTTGCTCGTGTGTCCGATACGCCATATACTCCGTCGGATCCTCTAGGTGCACCTAGCCAATAAGGATCTCCCCTAATAGTAAGAGTTTGTTCCATAAGATCATACGCTTTACCTAAGTTAATTTCTACAGCACCTATCATCGCTTGTCCCATATTATTTGAACTTTCGGGACTATTGGCAGTAGCTAATGATTGTATTTCAACTTGCTGGAATTTATTAGGCATATATTGTTCAAATTTCATGCCGTTAGGTATCAGTTCATCTTGACTTATATATCTTTTCTCTGATTTAGATAAAGCTGTTGTATTTACATTTCTATCTAATCCTGCCGACGATGATTTTACAGCGTTGTTAGCTTGTTCGAGTTGTTTATATTGATCCCGAAGAATATCAATTTCAGTTTCAATACTTTGTCTGGTAGTATTAATTTGTGAACTAATTTCTCCGCGCCGGTCGATCTCGTTAGATAGTCTTGTTTGTTCTGCTTGTAAACTAGCTATTCGATTTTTAGACTCTTGAACTTTTTGATCTAAATCAGCTCTGTTACTTCTTAATTGAATGTTAGCCTGTTCTGCTTCAGTAGCATTTCCATAAAAAAGTGCGCCTATCCCAACATAATTTTGATGCAGTGATTGTACATTAAAGTATGCCATATTAAAGGAGATATCTGTATCTAAAATCTCAGTGTTAAGTCCAGTATTAATATAATCATATCTCTTTCTTAATAACCCATCAGTAAAGATATTATCAAGTCTTATCATTTGATAATCCTTTCCGTAGCATTTGGTAGCACTAATCGGGTCATGCAATAATTCTGGAGTTTGAAATCCTTTAACATTATATGTTATGTCTTTGACATATCTTTTAAACAATGGATCAAATCGACCATACTTCACATCAGTATCATATGATATCCAATTAATTATTTCTGCTAATTTGTCAGGCGACGCTTCCGGTGATTCCGGACTGTCTTTTGCATATCCGCCTTTGCTGGATGGTAATCGTTGAAACTCAGCTGTATTCAATATTGCCATTGATATTACAGAAGTTATAGCTGTACCTGCCGGTGCAGTAATAGTAAGTGTGCCTCCAGACACCGACATATCAACCCCACGACTTTGTTCCACATTACTAGATGATAATTGAGAAAATTTCCAATTACCCCAATCAGCAAAATCTGAACTAAATCCAAAGTGATACGTATCTGCATAAATGCGGAAAGATGACGTATCGACTTCGTTTTGTTTTTGTTTGTTTACTTCATCTTCAAATTTCTTTAAAAATTCTCCAAGTGTTGATGCCGTTAACCCGGGAATTGCAGTTGTCAAGTGAAATTCATTTTTTGAAAATGCAGACTCTGCTGTTTCGATAAACTCGCCTGTATAAAAACTAGCACCATCTCTAAATTGCATATCCAATGACATCAAAATTGTTTGAAAATAGAAAGGACCTATCGTTGTTGATCTGGTGGATGATTCGTCCCAACCAATTAAATTTAACTCTAATACATAACATGCGTCTAAATGATTTGCTATGCCTAATCTGTTAGCTGCTTCAAAAATTCTAGTATAAAATGTTGCACCGCTAGGTTCCAAAAAGTTAATAATAAAATTATGTGCAACACTTCTTCTGTTATCTTTTTCAAATGCTAAGGCCATAGTTTGTCTAACAGTGTCAATTGATATTTCGTTTTCTACACCTGTTTGCGATAATGTAATAAGTAAATTATTGTTAATTAGTTCACTTATATCTTTACCTGCCAAGTTTGGATGAAAAATATGTACCGACCAATTATATGTATAACTTGAAAAAGCATTGAGTTCATTTGTCTTGTAATTACTACTACGTTTACTTTTTCTAGCTTTATTTGCTTCATCTCTAACTGCTTTGGCTTGCTCTTCAGTTAGTGGTTGACCAGTAGCTGCATCAATGTCACCTTCTTGAACTTCAGTGTTTGGAACAACTTCGCCAGTAGCAGGATCATATGCCAGCACGTTAGCTGCCCTGCCCGAGTTCCATTGTGCAATACCAATACTGTCTGATCCGTCTGATCCGTCTCCTGGATTTATAGAGTTAGGATCAATATTTTGTCCGCTTTCTGCTTGCAAGTTACCAACGATACCCGCAGCTTGTTCAGGTGTATATCCTTCTGCAATTGCTTGATTGAATACATACTGTGCGTTAGCTGGTAAACTAGTTAAGTTTCCGCTAGTATACGCATTGTAAACGTTGTTAGCATTATCGATTCGACCCGTCAGGTCGGTATCGGCGCTGCGTTCATATTGTTGTTCAAATGCTATTGCAGCCTCTGTTGGACTCATATATGGATTGTTATAAAAAGTGTTACTAATATTGCCGCCGTCGCCTGTTCCCATCTCATAAAATAAGAAAGATACTTGCGTTTCTAGTGGCGGTATGGTATATGTTGTCATTTATATTATCCCGATACTCTAAAGTTCTTAGGTACAACAATAGTCATACCTGCACGAAAATCAAATATAGGATCTTTTAAATCTTCTCTATTATAGTGTGCAAATACCCACCATACTTTACTATTACCGAATAAGTCGTTTGCTAATAAATCAGGTCTACGATCATATTTGCTTTCGAGTTGAATAGATTTTGTGTCAGAACTTAAATTCTCTAGAGTTAACCTAGGATTGTATACATTTAAGTATTTCTTATTCATAGCAGTATTACTATAGTTACTTGAATTGTTATATTTTACAGCCATTAGATAAATCCTCCACCATATAATCCACCTGATATAAAGCCCGCCAACGTAAATGCTTCCTTTTGTTTTTTGGGTGTTTGCTGCACAAGTAGATCCATTGTAATGGTTTGTATTGTTGGCAATGATTGCCCAGTTTTGGAGGAAGTTTTCAAATCTACATTGTTATCAAACATCATTGAAAAGCTACCTACTACAACAGGGACATTATTAAAAATGATAGACCCAAATGCACTAAACCGTAATACCGGCGGCGGTGTTCCTGCCCTAGGATTAGCACCTTCGTTTTTACCGTAATACATTTTAGTAACACTTCTTAAAAAATGAATCACACCCAGTAAATATTCATGTTCTTCTTCGGTAGTTTGAGAAAACTGTGCAGTAAGTTGTAAGAGCGGACTGGGTGTTCCGCCATATGCATTAAATGTATAGTTTGTATGAACGAGGTTATATTGACTGTATGTCACTGTTTGATTATATGTAATTTCTGGTTGATTAGGAAACATAATTCCTCGATGCGCTATTAAAATCGCCGCAGGTCCACTACAATAATTGGGCGATCCTGTTGTTAATGTTGCTCTGTTTTGTGCTGGTACAGTCATTCCATTTTAACCCCGTTTCAAGTAGCAATAAATATATTACTCGCTGCTTATATACATATTTATAGATTTAAAAAGTGCGTATATAATCAATCTTGGTTGACATGCATTAAATCATATGTTATACTTTAAAACATTATCATAAGGAATTTTTATGAAAAGAGTAAATTACTTAAACAACAAGGACATGCTTAAAGAAATACATAAAAGCAAGTTATCATATTGCAGTCTATTAGATAAAGAACATGGCAGATATGATGTTATTGTAGAAAAATATGAAGATATTTCAAATCTAGAAATTATTCAACTAGCAAAAGAATCACGTGCCTCACAATTGGGATACGATGCATTTGAAAAAGCATACCTAGATTGGTATGATAATAACGGCAAAGCAAAAGATAAACCTAGACAAATCGACTTTAAAATAAGTCCAGATGACATTAGTGAAGATGATTTGATTTTTAGACTTATGACTTACGATCATATTCCTTCTGAGCCAGGACGTAAAACAAAACCAAAGACAACAGCAGACGCACACTCTAAATGCAACTTCCCCCCGTTTAAACATTTTAAACAAGTTGGTGGCGAAATGAAAGAAGTGGTCCGCAGTCATTGGGAAGGCGGACTTGAAAATGGTAAATTCAATGTTGATCACGGCAAGGTCACAAACAATCTAGCAAAAATGTATATCAAACTCTGTGAACGTTATAGTATGCGTAGCAACTGGCGTGGATACACATATGTTGATGAAATGCGTAGCCATGCACTTTTACAACTAAGCCAAATTGGTTTACAGTTCAATGAAGCAAAATCCCAAAATCCATTTGCGTATTACACTGCTGCAGTTACTAACAGCTTCACTAGGGTGCTTAACTTGGAGAAGCGCAACCAGAACATACGGGACGACTTGTTACAGCAGAACGGGCAGCTACCTAGCTTTAGTAGACAACTTGATCACGAAATGTCTGAACGTGCCAAGTGGGATGAACAACAAGCGCAAGAGCAGAAGGATGCCGGTTTCAACGTTTAGGTTGACACTATACTTTTTGTATAGTAAATTAGTTGTAACACATCTATAGGTGTGGCAGATAAAAAGAATAGTATGGCATTTTTTAATCGAGCAGCCTGTTTTACTGATATTCATTTTGGAAACAAAAACAATAGCAAACAATACAATTCCGATTGTGATGAATTTGTAGATTGGTTTATTAGTCAAAGCAAAGATTGTGATACATGTATATTCTTAGGTGACTGGCATCATCATCGTGCAGGTGTTAATGTCAGCACACTTAACTACAGTGTCAACAATATCAAAAAACTAAGCAACGCATTTGAACACGTATATATGATTATGGGTAACCATGACCTATACTATCGTGAGAAGCGTGAACTTAACAGCTTACCTTATGCTAACTTGTTTCGCAATGTGGTTATCATTGAGGACATAATTGTGCATGACGATGTTGCCTTTATTCCTTGGCTTGTAGGAGACGAGTGGAAAAAGCTCGAAAAACTCAAAGCAAGGTATATGTTTGGTCACTTTGAGCTGCCATACTTCAAAATGAACGCAATGGTAGAAATGCCAGATCATGGCGGACTAAACGTAAATCACCTTAAAGGCTTAGAGTATGTGTTTAGCGGTCACTTCCACAAACGTCAAAACAAAGGTAACATTCATTATCTAGGCTCACCGTTTGCACACAACTATGCTGATGCATGGGACGATGACAGAGGCATGATGAAACTAAGTTGGGGCTGCAAACCAGAGTATTTTGATTATGCCGGACCACGCTATCGCACCACTACTCTTAGTAGATTGATTGACTCGCCCGACACTATCCTCAACAGCAAAACATACTGTCGTGCAACGCTTGACGTTAACATTAGCTATGAAGAAGCTAGTTTTATTAAAGAAACATTTGCACAACAATACCAGTTACGTGAGATTACACTCATGCCTAGCAAAAAAGAAGAACATGCACAGGATTGGCAAGTAGTTGACGATCTCGAAGTTGAAAACGTAGACAAAATTGTTTACAATAGTCTCAATGCAGTTGACAGTGAAATCATCGACAAACGCTTATTAATGGACATCTATAATCACCTATGATTACTATTAAAGACATCACAATTAAAAATTTCATGAGTGTTGGCAACGTTACACAAGCAGTCCGCTTTAGTGATAACGGACTAACACTTGTGCTGGGCAACAATATGGACTTGGGCGGCGATGGAAGTCGCAACGGTACTGGTAAGACTACTATCGTTAATGCACTAAGTTATGCAATGTATGGCAACGCACTAACAAACATTCGCAAAGACAATCTAATCAACAAGACCAATGCTAAGGGTATGTTGGTAACGTTGGACTTTGAAAAGAACGGCACAAACTATCGTATCGAACGTGGACGCAGACCAAACATATTCCGTTTCCTAGTTAATGATATGGATATTAACAGCAATGATACAGACGAAGCGCAGGGCGAAAATCGTCAAACACAGGATGTAGTTGAAAAACTGTTTGGTATGTCGCACGACATGTTTAAACACATCGTTGCGTTAAATACATATACGGAACCTTTCCTCAGTATGAAAGCAAATGATCAAAGAACTATTATTGAACAGTTGCTTGGAATCACTATGCTTAGTGAAAAAGCCGAGGTTCTGAGAGAACAGCAAAGGCTTACAAAAGATGCTATCAAAGAAGAAGAATATCGAATTAAAGCAGTTGAAGACGCAAATCTCCGGATTGAAAAAAGTATTAGTGATCTGGAAAGGCGGCAACGGTTATGGGAGTCTAAAAAGCATGAGGACTTACAAAGTTTAACTAATGAAATCAGCATACTTGATAAAATTAATATAGATCAAGAACTAGCTGCACACAAAGAGTTAACCAGCTACCTAGAACGTAAGCAGCAGATTCAAATTCTTGAGTCTGAAATAAATCGTCTAACCACAAGCATTAATAAAGAACAAACACGTTTAACAAAAGCACAGTCTGACTTGCAAGCTACAATAGATCACAAGTGCTATGCTTGTGGGCAAGAAATTCACGATGATCAGCATGAAAAGATTTTGGAAACAAAACGTAATGCAGTTAAAGAAAGTGAACTTGCAATT